TTAGGCTAGGTCTTCTTGTGTGTCCGTGTGGTCGCGTTTATGATGCGCTGCGATTTCAGTGGCCAGCTCTTGTTTCGAGCGTTTCTCGGTAAACTTTCTTGTGGTTAACCAGTAAAAAAATAGTGGTACGAAGAATACCGCTAAGAAGGTAGCAGCCATCATACCACCCATCACACCGGTGCCAACGCTGTGCCTAGCGCCAGCCCCAGCACCAGAACTGAGAACGAGCGGCACCACGCCTAATATAAACGCCAGTGATGTCATTATGATGGGGCGGAACCTTAGTCTGGCAGCCTCAAGTGCAGCAGCGCTGGCACTCCAGCCTTGTTGGTGTTTCATCAGAGCGTATTCGACAATTAAAATGGCATTTTTACTAGCAAGCCCGAGAAGGGTAACAAGACCAATTTGGAAATACACGTCATTGGTAAGACCTGCTATCCAAATTGAGACAAGTGCGCCAAAGGTGCCAAATGGCAGTGCTAATAAAACGGATATCGGTAAAGACCATCGTTCGTACAAAGCGGCAAGAATTAAAAACACCATGACAACGGCTAGACCAAGCGCAAGCCCAGTTGTGCCAGAACTTCGTTTTTCTTGGAATGCAGACGCAGTCCACTCAAACGTCATATCTGGTGGAAGTACCTCAGCTGCAATGCGCTCGATTTCAGCGATCGCCTGTCCTGAACTATAGCCTGGCGCCGCATTCCCCATTAACTTGACTGCTGACAGGTTGTTATATCTGTGTAAGCTTTCAGGACCGCGAGAAAACTCTATGTCAGTAAACGCAGAGATGGGAACCATATCTCCTTGATTGTTCTTTACATAAATGCGGCCAACATCTTGTGGTGACATTCTAAATTGAGCCTCTGCAGACATGATGACCTGCCATGAGCGACCAAATTTATTGAAATCATTCACATAGTAATTACCTAGGTTTGCTGCAAGCGCATTAAATGCAGCGTTAATATTCACGCCCATCGCTCTGGCTTGCTCTCTGTCCATATGCACTTGGAGTTGCGGTGCATCAGGTCGCCATAGTGTTTGTAATCCCCCCAAAATAGGGCTTTGCTGAGCTGCATTCATCATTAGCTGCATACCTTGCTTTAACTTTTCAGGGTCGGCACCTGTCTTGTTTTGTAAGTAAAACTCAAAACCACCAGTAGAGCCTAAACCAAAGATTGCAGGAGGGTTAAAAGCGAGGACTAATGCTTCTTTGATGTGAGCTGTTTTCATAAACAGCTCACCCACAAGTGCCTTTGAGTCAACTTCACGTTCATCCCAATGCTTTTGTGTAATGAATAAGGTCGCAGCATTATTTTTATAGCCACCCCCTAAAAAGTCAAAACCGGTGAATGCAACAACATTCTCGTTTGCAGGGTTTGACTGCGCAGCTTCAATAACTTGTTTTGTCACCTCTGTCGTGCGCTCAAGAGACGTTCCATCAGGTAAGAAAACAGCGCTGATGTAAAACCCTTGATCTTCATCTGGTACGAGTGAGCCTGGCGTTTTTTGCCACATAAAGATGGTTGTACCAACCATCGCTGACATGAGTACAAAACCCAGTGCGCCGCGACGGATCATAAAGCTCACTGAACCGACATACTTACCTGTAATGCGGGTAAACCAATCATTAAACCATAAGAAGAATCGTGCGGTTTGTTTATCTTCATGTTTTAAAATCAAAACACATAGGGCAGGCGTCATTGTCAATGCAACTACACCTGATAAACTGACAGAGATTGAGATGGTAATGGCAAACTGTCGGAATAGTTCACCGGTTAACCCGCCTAAAAAGGCGATAGGAATAAACACCGAGCATAATACGAGTACAATTGCGACCACAGGACCACTGACTTCTTCCATCGCTTTGTAAGCGGCTTCTCGGGCGCTGACATGTTGCTCATGCATGATACGCTCGACGTTTTCCAATACAACGATGGCATCGTCAACGACAATACCAATTGAAAGTACCATACCGAATAGGGTCAAAGTATTGATTGAATAACCCAGCATGTACAGACCTGCAAAAGTCCCAATTAAAGATACAGGTACGGCGAGCGTTGGAATTAAAGTCGCACGCCAGTTTTGTAAAAACAGGTATACTACTAAGAAAACCAGCACCATGGCTTCACCAAGTGTGATTAAGACTTCGCGAATAGATACTTCTACAAAGCGTGTTGTATCGTAAGAATTGATGTGAGCAAGGCCTTGTGGAAATTGTGCTTTTAGCTTTTCAATTTCAGCTTCAACTTCATTGGCTACATCTAACGCATTGGCGCCAGGTTGTAAGAAGATACCCAGTAATACAGCATCTTTGCCATTGATAGTCCCGTTGAAGTTATAATCTTTTGAACCGAGTTCAACACGTGCAATGTCTTTGAGTCTTAAAGTTGAGCCATCTGCATTCGTGTAACGCGCGCTTTGAAATTGGAAAAAAGTACGTTTGAATTTAGACATACTCATTCCCACCTTTAATTATGTTAAATAAAAACTGTTTATTCTTTTAGCCAACCAAGCGGAGTAGTTGAGATAGATACTCCAAAGCGAACTTTAAAACCATTGTTATCTATCATTGAATTTTGCTTATCAGAAAACTGAAGCTTATCGTCATCTCCCCACGAAGCACCATCAAAGCGCAATTCTTTATAGTAATACTTTATATATGCCTTGCCTTTATGAGAGCATTTTGAAGTTATGAATTTAACTGCAGAAGATGTTTTTAATTGCGAATTCAGTCCTGCTGAGTGATGAGTAACAATACTTTCATGTTCTTCATTAACTGAATACGATGTGATCACATATTCACTGCTTCCAACATTTGCAATGGCAGGCTTGTTAATCAAGCTATGCGCTAAATGTTTACTATCTAAACCCGCTACCTGCACAAAACTTGGTTTCAATAGAAGAGTTGATGTTGTTGGTTGAGTTAGGTTGGCTAACGTACTGTACAGCAAAACAGTAATAGAGTTAGTAGGAGCTACAAACGTTACTGAGCCAGATGTATTATCAACAATATTGCTAATACCAAGTGGGGACCATGTTTCACCTAAATCCGAAGAAATTGCTCCTGAAATGTCTCCTGCAATTGGCTTTGACACTATAAATGATTTCTCTGTACTGTCGGGCGGTGTAGGGATCCACTTACCAACCCAGCCGCCTTTTAAAGTATCACAACGAACTATTTGCTCAGGGTGGCCTATTACGTCACAATTAAGATACTCACCAGAAAAACCATCAAACAAACTTATCTTTACAATGTAGCATTTATCAGTTTTATTTAAGCTCCCTACATAACTTCCAGCATCTTGAGTAATCACGTTGGTTTCATAACTTTGCAATTTGATATGGCCGCTTTCGGCGTGTAACGCACCATAGCCAATATACCCAGTATTCGGTTGGACAACGATAACGCTAGATCCGGATTCAAAGCCCAATGCGACAAAGTCTATTAATGTGCCGGAGTTGTTTTGTCCTGATTTAAAATATACGTTACTGTTTACGTTGTAATGTGCAAAGTAGAAATGCGTGGCTGTCAAAAATTGCATATGAAACTGATTTTCATATCCGCGCCATTGCCCCGACTTGATGAGAGTGTCTGCTTTATGAATTGATTCAGTACATACAGGCAATGAAGAATAGCGCATATCTTTGCAAACCCCACCGCACCCCTCCGCATATATAACACTATGCACTTTGCCATCTGGCCTGCCTGTAGTCGATACATCTTGCCCCCAATCCTCATGACCAAATCCATCAGTGCCAAATGAGAAACAATCTTTGGTAGCAGTTGGGTTTTTATATTTTGGTTCAAACCACTTTGCAGAGCCATTTTTTGATGCGCTGTAAAAACGACTAGTTCCATTTGGGTTAAAAGATGGGTGATAAATACCAGAGTTCAGTCTATTCACTTCCCCGCAAACTAGAAAATATGTTTCGTGCAGTTCGCTTGTAAACACTCCTTTGTTTTCATTGTTGGAATTAGACTCATAAATCGCTGCAAGCTCACTATTCGAAGTCGCCTTGACTTTGACGGTAGAACTATTATTCCCATCGAACGATAAATGTGAGTGAGCTGTTGAATCAATGTGGCTCCAGTTACTATTACCTGAACCTTGAAATGAGCGACCGCGAACACTCCATTGGTAAAATTTACCACTCAAATCATCAAAATAAATATTATTCTTTGGGTCGCTTGCGATAGCGATACGCTGTGATTCGCTGGCAGTTTGCCAATTAATCCCTTTGCCGACACTTAAATCATCTCCTTCAAACCAAGCAAAATACGCTGCAGGGCGGATAGTATCCAAACTTGTTGCAACTCCATTAATTTCATTGGCTTGACTTTGGATAACCCCGTACTTGTAGACAAAAGGGTCGGCATCATTAATTTCCCTTGAAAACAACTCAAAACCGAACATATCACAGCGCTCTGTGACTACTTTATTCGAATCTGTTTCACTTGCAAAAGCGACATCAGATGCAGCGTGAACAACACTTAGCCCTGTTGCACCATCGTAAGTTCGCAAGCCTTTTTCAGCCGGTGGCAACTTGATTGTATTGAACGCTTCGCCAATATTGCAAAGCTGTGATAAATGAGTGATGACGCCAGCTATGTGTAGAACAGGCTCATCAGTAGGTGAGGCCCCCGCATGTGAATAACTAGCACCTAATTGTAAAACATTCAGCTCAGTAGTTTGTTCATAAAGCCCCTCATTGACAGATTTAGCAGAAGCCAAATGTTTACCAAAATGCACAAAACCACCTGCCGCATACTTTTCCAGATTTTGCTGCCTACGCGCTTCAAATTCGACTTTCCGCATCGCCCAAGGGTAGGGATTTACAGCGTCAATTTCGTTTTGCATTTGCCTGAGTGTTTTGACTGTTTGCGTATTTCCATCTAAATCACTGAATTGCACAGATCCTGTTTTTGTTTGCCAATCCAACATGGATTTGTAATTATCATTAACCATTTTGGATGCATTATTGAGTGCAGAGACTGCGGTATTAAAATCCCCTGAAGTGGGCAAAACCACACAAGGCACTTGGCTTTGTGTGGCGTTTGGCCAAGGCTTAATGAGTTCGATGAATGTGCCATGGGTTGTCACGTAAGCTTTGGATATTTCGACAGGGGCAAATGCACCCAGTACTAATGCATCGCTTGCTCGTATGTTCGCAACGCTCTGATTATCATTGATTTTGATGATATTACTGCCATTTGTGGCGTTTGAATTTGTAGAGTTAAACCAGGTCATTTTTTATTATCCTCGTAAGTAGATGACTGCGATTTTTTTAATTTGCGTTGATGATGTGAATGTCACTGAATGCCGAGCTTGGGCGATAGTGAAGGGGCGTTCATAGTCTTGTTCTGCTTGGCGCATCGCTTTGCCAGGCAGGTCACTTGAACAGAGGTAGTCCCCAGATTCGATGTTGCCGCCTTGGCCACACACATTGAGTAGACCTTCACCAAGCGCGTTAAACTCAATGATGTCGTGGCTATCTTTATACTGATTAAATTTAAGTGAGCCTTTAAAGCCTCTTAGCCCTTCGGGAAGATTTTCATTAGTTAGTGCTTTACGGCTAACGTAAATACCACGCACGTTACGTTGTGCGCATTTGGTGGAGGGCACCATTTTAAAGATGGCATTTGAGATATCGGACATATTGACGAGCACATCATCACACACGATATCGCCTGGTGTTAACTGTATAAGTTTCGAGATTAGACCTTCGTGCAAACCCGTAAAAGGTTTAAAACCTTTACCGGCATACACTTTTAGGGGCGTCCACAGTGCAGTTGCCCCATTATTGTTGGCTCTGACATCAATGACGTTATTATTACCGCCAGTACCAACAGCACGAATTGCGTGTTTACCGCCGCTAACTTCCAATCCATTGCCGTAGTTACTGCCAAGCACTAAAGCCGTTGAAAGCGTTGAGCCACCTAAATTTGCAATAATTGCAGCTCTACCAATTCGACTCGCGTTGACGTTTATAACATCAACACTTGTATTATCAGCACTGACTAAAAGGCGACCACTAAACGTGCCTGTAGCTGCTGCTAATTCATGCGCAATAACAGTACCGTCTACCAGTTGATTGCCATGCACATGTAAAGCAAAGGGGAGCCAATGCGTTCCGTTCCAACTTTTTGTTGTTTGGACGCTTGGTTCGTCTTCTTTATACAGCGTGACCACATCATAATGGACCGCTCGCCCTGCGGTGCATGCGGCGTGGGCTAATGCGTCTGTCCAAACACCGTTAGAAGTTGATGTTACAAAACGACCAGCTCCCCGAGCCCCATTTTGACCATTAGTGCCGTTGGTTCCAGAGTCTCCCTTATCACCTTTTTCGCCTTTACTTCCACTTTCACCTTTATCCCCTTTGTTTCCCTTGTCACCTTTTGCACCAGGCAAGCCGTCTTGACCATCTTTTCCATCAAGGCCCCGAATATCTTGCTCTGAGTCAATCACGAAATCACCAAGCTCTAATCGACCTCGAAATACATGAACTGGATTTTGCGGGTCGCGGTTATCAATGTAGGATGTAGGGACGAATGTCTCTCCAACCATGACGCCTTGACGGATGACATCGCCAACTAAATCCAAATTACCGATTTGCCCATCGTTCAAACCAACTACACCAGTGGCACGATCCTGATTGTTTATCAAAAAACCACCACGAGCGATAAGCCTACCGTCTTGGGTTTCAAACGCTTGACGAATATCAGAAATGCTGGCTTTGTCGCCTCTGGCATTTTCAATTTGCAACTTACGAATGAATTCAGCGAGTGGGCCGTCTACCCAACTATGGCCTGCAGCCACACACAGGGTGGCATCGGTCTCACTCGTGAGATTGCCTTGTGCATCGATGCAATATCCAACGGCAGCGCGGGTGTAAGTAATAGCGCTTGCTAAAGTAGCCGTGTCGTCTTGCTCGATTTTGGCAACCAAGTCTTGGCGTTGAGTGGCCATAGCTGAGTCTAGGTTAGAAATAAGCTGAGTCGTTTCTTGAAAAGCCGTCTCAGTGTTAGCTGCGAACGCGGTGAATACTTGGTCTCGCACCAAGTTTGCTTGGTCTATATCTGCAATAGCTTCGGTTACGTCACTAAACGAAGCTTTTGTTGATTGCGTGAAAGCCGCAAAACGCTCATCACGCGAAAGAGACGCTTGGCGTTCGTTGGCAAATGCTTTGGCAACGGATGTGATAATTGCACGGTTTTGCTTATGTATGGCACCCAGCTCCATTGTGTAACTGGCAACACTTTCCAGCTCATTGGTTGTCGCTTTTAGTTGGTCTTGCGCCAATGCCAATTTGACATCTAATTGCTGCAGCTCGTTGTTTTGAAGTAGTGTGTTATAGGCGGTGATAACCTCATTGAGACTATTTTCATCAGCGCCTAATTGCAAACCTTGAACTTGCACGATATTACGGTTTATCTCGCCTTGAATGGCATCGAGTGTATTAGACACGTTCGAGAACTTTTCATCCACACCGTCTTGCTGGGCATTAAATACGGTAATTTGGTCTTTGATATAACCAGCTGCGCCCGCGATAAAACGCTCTGCGGCGTTGGCTTTCTCTAACGTGCCATTGTCGTAAAATGACTGTAGCGCGGTGGTGACTCCGTAAGTCGCATCAAAGGTGCTGATCGCTTGGTTCACTTGACTGGAAGTTTGATAGCCTCGGCTATCGACCATCAGCGTTGCCAGATTCATTGAGCGCTCAACCACAGGGCCATCTACCCACGTATGGCCAGCTAATTCACAGGCGGTGGCATCTTCAATATCAACTCGATTGCCATCACCGTCTATGCAGTAGCCAGTGATGGCACGAGAAAAGTCTTTGGCTTCAGCAATAGACCTTTGACCTTCTTTGGTAATTTCAGCGCGCAGTGTTTCTGAACGCTCAGCACTTGCTTGGCGCTCATTAGCAAAAGCTCTGCCGAGAATATCAATACTGGCGGCACTTTGATTGTGCAGTGCAATCAGTTTGGTAGATTGTGAGGATAGGGCGCTTACCTCATTTGTGACTGCAGTTAATTTATCTTCTGCATGGGCAAGGGTGATAGACTGCTCAGCCAAAGCGTTATCACGTAAAAGTTGGCTATATGCGTCTAGTACTTCATTTAAATTTTTGTCGGCTAAATCAAGCTGAATGCCTTGGATTTGCGTGACCGATTGTTGTATTTCTCCCGCCAGCGCATCTATGTTTTGCTCGGCCGTAGCGAGTTTTTGGTTTATACCGCCTTCTTCATTTAGGTAGCCAATGACTCGGTTTCGAATAGTAGCATTTGCGCCATCAATCCAGGTCTGGGCGGCATTGGCTTTGATGATGACATCATTGTCGTCGAGTGCTTGGAGAACCGCACTGATACTGTACTGTGTATTAAACGAATCAATCAGTGTTTGGACGTTACTTTGAGTTTGAAAGCCTTGATTTGATACCCACGCGGTGGTGGCATATTGACCCATACGGCCCGTACCGGCATCGAGTTCTTGTTCTATAACCGTGGTTCGACTTGTTATATCTTTAAGCGCTAAATCGTTTGCCCCGCGCTTGCCGATTTCAATAAAATCAAGGTCGCAATGGCCCAGAGAGAATTGTAGCCAAGTGATAATACCGCTATAGCCTGCCGTGCCAGTTGCATCAATTTGGATGACTTCCCAATCAAAACTAGTAGGTTCAGGTAAAAACAGTTCGCCATTATTGAATTGGATATGACCTAACCAGGTGCTGTTTTGATGTTTGCGCACGCGTAGCCTGAACATCGGATTGTCGATAGCATCGAGAGAAATGGTAGGGCTATTTAGCGTATTTTTACACACCAAATACCCCAATGCATGATGACTCTCAATCCCAGTAAAACCCTCAGCGCTGCTGTTGAATTGCCAGCTATATGCTGGGGTTAGCGCTGCGATGGCCCCGGCAATGTGGGCATCGACTTCTGTGTGAGTTGCACGCTGTGTAATTTGGCCTGCCTGCAGCTCGATTTGAGCGGTCGCATCAACGAGCTTTTCTTCAGCCTGCTTTATGCGTCGAGACTCAAAATTGATGCGTGCGTGGGCACCGTCTATCTGGCTGACCGCCTCATTAAACTGGGTGTCGGTATAAGAATATGCCCGATTCACGATAGTGCCAGACTCAGCATCCACAAATACCGCAGCGTCAATAAGCCGCTCATTATTGAGCGTGCGTCGCTCGTACTCATGACGAAAGTTGGTGTATCCAGCTGTCACATCTAAGACGCTTTTTTGCATATCAGTCACAGCCAAAGCGGTTTCATCCAGCTTGATTTTATTCAGTGCTATCTGCGTTGGGATACCATCGACAATCGATGTATCTAAAATCTTAGTGACATCTTCCAAACCCTGTATCTGCTCGATGTTTTTAGCAACAAGCGAGGGCAAGTTGTTGTCCGTTTCAGGCCGCAATCTATCAACTTGGGTGTTCAAGTCGTTGATGAGGTCTTGTGCTTCCTGGCTTAACTTAGCCAGCGGTATGTCGTTAATAAACTCAGTTAAATCTACCTCTGTGGTTGAAGCAGATATCTGCACCCAGTCACTGTTGCCAAGGTGGTTTACTGCACGACATTGAAAGTGATACTCAGTCTTCGACTGTAAGCCAATGCGGTTGTAGATTTGCACAAAAGCGGTGTCGCTTTGTTGAGGTGCGTCATTAGAGCCCAAGAACTGCCACTCAAACTGGGTGCCTATCCCAATAGCGGGTAAAGTGGCGGTAAGCGTGATTTGGTTATAGTCTGCAACAAAGGATATCCGGGGGTTAGTCGGCGCTGAAACAGTAAATTGAATGGCCACCGATTTAGAGCGCTGACCGAATATGTTTCTGGCAAAGACTTTTGCCGTATAGGTGCCAAGAGCGAGTTTGGGAATAACAACTTGCGTATAGGTTACGGACTCTTTATACACACGCGTGTCATTCGTGCTGTAAAACTCCACATCGAATTCGTGTACCGCCAGCGGAGCGGGGTGGGTCCATTTAACAATGCCATTGCCATCTCCATCCATCTCCACACGCGCTTGCTCAATTGGGGACGGTTTGCCAATCACATAATCACTGTTTGGGGTGATATCAGACGCTCCTGGCACTAAATCATCTGCCCACAAAAGCGGGCTGTCTTCCACGCATGTCAGTGTTATACCGCCATCTAGCCGAAAGCGCCTTGCAACAACGCGATAGACTTTTCGATTAATACGCTCGTTGGGCAAGTCCACATACACAGTGCGTCCCACAGCAGCACGCAGTGCTTTATGCTTTAGTGGCAGCTCAATAGAGCCCAAGCGAGTTTGCTCAAGGTGAATGGTCGCCAAACGCTGAGCAGCCGTGGCACTGCGAACAAAGGGTAGAGAAATGCTGGTTTCTAATGGTTGATTATCTTTTTCAATGTAGCCTTCAGCGCGCACAGGCGGTGCATCGGTGCGTTCATAATGCTGATTAGGGTCGGTAAAGGTGGCACGGACAATATTGGCTCTATCACGTAGGTCCGCATGCCACTTGATTTTAACGTTGCCCATCACATCCGATTGATTAATCTTATACGTGGGATTGCCATACCAAGCACCAACGCGTACAAACCATTGACCCATTTGGCGGAATATCTTGCCTGCAAAGCAGCGCTCAAGCTGGCCTAACACTTCAATGGGCTTGCTGGTAAACCGAAAGGTCCCGTTGCAGGTGTAGCGAGGCTCATACCTATCAACGCCGTCACTGTCTTGATAGATGGCGTTTTCATCACACACATTGGCTGCAGCTATCCACCAGTTGAGTGGAATACGATGATAGGGCACTTCGTGGGCCCCATAGAATCGAATGTAGTGCAGGGCGCAGAGTACTGCGTTTTGTGACCAGGTCCAAGTTGTTGCATCATCCGGGGTTTGCTCACTATCACGGGGGTCCCAAATACGCGAGCCGCGTATTAAAAACTCACAATCGGAAATACCATCGGGGAAGACTTCACGATTGTTTTCAAGCTCGATAAACACATGGGCTTGCCCATAACCCACATGTTTACTGGTCCAGCCCGCCATCTTAAAAACAGCTTTACTATTGGCAGACGTATGATTGCCATCAGACAATGCATAGTCCCAGCTTTCGGCTGGGTAGTCACTTAGCGGCTTATTGGCAATATACACATCTTCTAAGGCATCGATGGGCGCACCGTTTATAAGCACGATCAACTGCACCCAGTTTTTCTCACCACGTTCAACCGTTGCTTGATGCGCAATCACGCCCCCAACGCGGTCACGACCGAACGTGATACGCCTTGGCTGGTCAATTCCTTTTTGCAAGCCCTTGGCCAGCGTTGCATAGTCTTCTTCAGGTATCTCTGGGCTCATACTGTCCCAGAGTGCGCCCACGGTTTCATCCCAGATTTTTTCGCCGATATCTAAAATCGGGTCGGCAATATCTTCAATAACATCGGCAACTTTACCCATGTGACACCTCACTTTCAGAGCAAGGTAACACTTGAGAAAAGCAGCAATTGACCGCGCTCATTTCTAGCGCGCTTAAGCCAATATTCGTGACACAATAGACATAGCCAAGGGCCACAATGCCGCCTATCAATTCACCCTCATATTCAACCAAGGCGACATCACCGCGCTGAGCATAGGATGTTTCAATGGACTTTAAATGGTGTTTAAACACACTTTCAATACTATTAAACCCTAAGCGAGTTAAACGACGTTTTGCGCCAATGGCCGTGCTGTAATGACCCCGAAAGTCTTGCGCTACATCAACCCCGTTTCGGGCAAGGAGCCAATCAGCAACGAACAGGCAGCAATCAAATTTACCCCATGCAAACGGCTTGTTTTCGCACGAATCTAAATAGCGCTGGAATATAATCGGGCGAGAATTAAGGCAGTGCATAACCATCCCTCTCACCAATTGGAGCGCCTGGCTGTGTGTCTGGTAACACAGTTCCAGTTGCCTCAGCATGCTCATTAAAAAACATGTCGTCTGGATATAACGCTGTTTGCGTCGCATGGTTCCAACGTTGATGTAAACGCGATTGCTTCCAACGCTCAGACTCGCCAGCCACTGACAAGCTCACTTTACTGACTTGGCCGCGCTCTACATCACACGCCACGATATAACCGCTTTCTAATAGCTGAGACTGATTAACACGATAATGTTTGTCGACCGTGGCCAAATAGATTTCAACACCCACGCCAATGGGGTCATTCTCGGCGACTTCAGCTAACACAGTTTCGTTTTGCGTGTGTAGCATTAAGCGAATACGTGCCGCATCATTTTTATCGTTTGCAGGGATTTCACCAATACGACCAAGCATACCTAAGCCATGCCAGGTGTAACCTAAGAACCGACGCTGGCCCACACCGGTATGTAATAACACATCGCCACTTTTAAACGCCAAGCGCACAAAGTAACGGGGGCGGCAATTTGCAAGCTCGGCCACCAACGCGGAATTTAATGCTTCCATACTAAAACGCCTCTCTGCCTTTGATTTTCCATGAGGTCACAAAGCCGTTTTTCACCTGCGCCTCAGCCAACCCTTGCTTGTTATCAAGTAACCTAAAAACACCTTCAGGGCGCTTAAAATAGACTGGCGTATTGCTCGCTGGGATTTGACGCAAAGGCGATTCAAACTCAAGCTCGCACTCACCTTGGCTATCAACCACCACATCCGAAGTAAGAATCTTAAGCTCGGCGTTTTCGCCCGTACCAATCTGAATGCGGTTACCGGCTTTGGCATACACGCTATTCACTGGTAAACCAGTAACTTTCAGCAAATTACCGTCCTGGAAAGAGCTAGTAACGCGGGCAAAACTGTCCAAGTCATCTTGTAAAAACCGATAGTCAAAACACAAGAACCGACCAACTGAACCACGGCACTTGGCCAAGAACGCATCCAACGCCAAGGCATCGGCCTCTAACACGTTGGTCAGCTCAATCTCAAACTCCCAATACGCACCTTCGTGGTCATACACCTCGGAGGCATTATTGGTTTTACTCACATGCAAGTGACTATTAGGAACCAGCCGAAAAACACAGCTTTTTGGGGGCTTAGGTAGGGGAAGGTGCTCCATATTTTTTATCGCTCTTTGCTTTACTGTGTGAGCGAGTTTAAAAAATTAGGAGCGGGGATTTAGGTGGAAAATGTTTTACGTTGTGTGCTCTATTTGATTCCGAGCTTTTCAAAAATCCTTATTCTGCGTTGTTTATCCGGCCATGCATTGAAGTAAAGAAAGATATTACTAAGCTGGTGATCTGTAAATGTAGCTGTCAATTCATGCCTAATATGCTCTAATGCCAAAGCTTCGGCATGTTCAGCTATTGAAATAAAACTCGTTAACGTGCGGGTTATGTTAGTTTCTAAAGAGTCGATTGAATTCAAGTTCGCTTCTGATGCATTCCAAAGCATAATGTCAAAGGCTAAATCCAAATGTCCGCTATTAACCCAGTATGAAGACTTTCGTCTCAGTCCGCTATTTCCAGTATTCAAATGTTCCAACCAGCTTTGCTGTTGAACTCGGTAAATAATATAGTTACTTATATCAATAAGGTCACGCTCTAAACTCTTATTGTCTACTATTGTCATTGGTATTGAGGCAGAAGTACCACTTTTAAAGTCTTTTGAACCCTTGACAAGGTTTAGAAGCTTGCCAACATGTTCAGGTATATATGCTAATTTTCTATCTACTTGCATAGCAACAATTTCCGCATATGATTTGGATGCGTTTTGAGCACAATAGTGCTTCAACTCCATCAATTTTTTTAGTAATAACTCATACTGAAACTTTGCTGTATCTAATTTTTGCTGGTTTTTCAACTGCTCCTTCGTCTCATGCAACTCTGACTTACTTGTTTGCCAGGTTAGGAAAATCAAAAACGATGTAATGGCTAACAACGGTGGGGTCAATAAATTATTAAAGTATGTAGCTGTATCTACCCAGGATTTATGGGGTGCATCAAGGTCAAGGTCAAAGCGATAGAAGTACACTGTGAGCGCACCAAAGAAGATTGATGCCAAAGTAAGTAGGTATATTAAACCGGCAAGTCCATAGTGCTTATCTCTTTTCTTAGTGTAATAGATTAGAGATACAAAAAGCAAAGCTAAACACAACACTGTTAATTCAATTAATGTGTGTTCTCCAGCTAAACATTTATCTTTCAGTAAAAAACACGATAACTTTTGATTGTTAGGTGTTTTGACGGCAAAAAAGTGAAGTAATATCAAGGCAATAAATAGATACAACACGCATGCTGATATAACATTTATTTTCCTCTTATGTGAGTCATTTAGAGACGCAAACCAAGCAGGCTGTGGTAACTCTCTTTTTGAACACAATATTTCAATAAAAAAGTCTCTATGTAAATAAATGAGACCCGTTAAGCCAGGCGAAATTACAATCAAAGCGAATAGAATGTAAAAATGGAGTTCGTTCATAAATATCCTTCTCGACTCTTAAGGTTCGTGTTTAGCAATTCTAGAAACCCATTTTATATGAGGTCAAAATTGACCTCTTACTTGACCTCAATAGGCTTGTTGCACAAAATACAACAACTGTATATATAACCAGTTTTATTATGCCTATAATTCGATATCTACACAATTTTGGAAATCTCTATTTGGGAAGTGATGGTCTTGCTTCGCCTACCAAATGTATTACGGCTGACTACGTCCGGTGTACACTTTTTTATGGCGGTTTTAGATTAGAGAATTTACTTACACGTTTAGAACCAAACAATTCAACCCTGTTGCAGTTCATAGATTAGACGCTGAAATTGAATTAGCGTAAGAGGTGACAATGTTGGTATTTTCATTGAGGGTTGTGTTAACCATTGTAATGAATGATAGAGGCTTTCCGCTTCTAGAGCTTAGTTACTGCAAATCAGATAAAAAATTCTAGGGACAGTAGCTTACTAATCATATTAACGATAAATTTATTATGATTAGTAGTTAAAATGCACCCAATATGCACTATATCAAAACAAATAATACACCGTGTTTACACTCAGCAAATTTCATGCAACGATTGTGTGGTTACTTATCTAGTATTTGTCAAAGATTAAATTGACGAAGAGATTCATTGATTAGGAGAGTTAATTGAAATCTTCAAAAGTAAACGCAGGTGATTGGATCAAAGTCGGCGAGACAGGTATTGATGCCTACGTATTTCATGTTCATAGTGAAGATGAAATCTCGGCTGGATACTATCAAAACAAAGAAAAAGCTATAAGGGAGGACTTTGTCTGGGATGGTCAAAGGTGGCAATTTAAAACAATGATGCCATGTGGTTTATATCTGAGAGGTCATGACGCTACGATTGTTAAAAATGGTCCTTACTTCAACAAACCCTTTAAATAGTAAGATGGGATTAAAATCGTAACTTTGTGTCACCATAGTATAAGAATTCCATAGTAATAATTTTAAGGAGAACACAATGGCATCATTGGAAGAAGCATATAGCACTGAGTATCAGGAAATCATTGATCCTGAGTTAGCATATGATCTCTATTGGGCAGGCATCATAACTGATAAGTCAGCTTTTGAGTGCCCTGGTGATAAATGCGATGCAAAGGTTACATGCATAAACCTCGACCAGGAAAAACAGGATATGCGTCAGTCTCCGCATTTCAGAGGATACAACCATTCTGACAGTTGTGACGCAACATTTGGCCAAGATCGCCCCCCTGGTGAAGAGTCACCTCAAACACCTGCTCAATCAAAATTTGTAAAAAGTGACGTAATATCTGATATCTTTCACTTAAAGCGTCCAAAAAATCAATTCGCAAAGAAAGACCCAAAAGGTATAGACCCAACGAAGGAAAAGAAAAAAAGTCGTCGAAGGGGAAGGAATATAACAGGGGATGAACTCTACGGAGGTTCTAAATATTACTCTGTCCGCTCTCTAGTGTCTAAGTTTATTCGATATCGAAAAAATGACTCATTAACCGAATACAACGTTAATATTAATGGCAAAGATGTTAGCTACAAGTCATTGTTCAAAGGAGTTTATCAACAGCCTTTGGAGGCATTACCTGATGAAAACTTAATTTATTGGGGAGTTGCGTTTATTGATTACTTGGACAAGCAAAAATGCTACAAGATTAGTTTTGTTCAAACATTAGAACATAATGGAGACAATTTACGACCTTCATTTTTTGTATCTGAAAATATGATTGCTGACTACCCAGTAAAAAACCTTGTAGTTAAAAGGTTAAACAAATTGTCTAAAGAAAAAGATAAAAGAGCATTTATTTTCATCTATTCAAAACCCCGCTTTGCTGGAGGAAAATATATTAACTTTCAACTAGATAGTCTAGACTATCTTGAAATACGCTACTTGGATCTTTTTGAAGAGCTGGTAAAGAAGACATAATAACCTGACTTTTCCTTCAGCTTACACCACGCTCCTAATAGCTCTAAACACAGCACCACGGGAGTTCACGCTCTCAACAAATACAGCCTCTATCTGCCGAGTCAAGTTTGCACCAATGACATTGCCTTGCTCGGCATTGGCTGCGCCTTCTACTGTGATCTGATTCGTAATATTAAACACCACATTTTGACCTGCACTTTGTCTGTTACCAGCATTGTAGTGTCTGGCCATGTGGCTAATTTCAACGTTTTGCTTTGGTGAAAGGACGCGTTCACCGCGTTGTAGTACATAGGTGCTTTCGTTTGGTACGTAGTCTAAACCACCATGTGCGATACCTGCTGGTTGCTGCGCCTTTATCATACGCACTTGTTGTAACCCCATGGCTACGGCGGCGGCTGCTGCAGCGGCACCAAGGGCAGGGCCAACGACTGGAATAGGGGCTAATGCTGCATAAGCCCCCGTTGCGGATTCATAGGTCTTAATCATCGCTTGAGTGATTGAAAACGCTTTATACAGTTTAAACGCGGTTTTACTTTGGCCTGCCATGGCTTTAAAGCCTGCTGCACCAAGGCCGACAACAGCGGACGTTTTCTCGCGGGCGTTTTTAGTCTCCCAGTTTGCAAACTGCGTGAGATGTTGTTGCATCGCACCGGTATTGCGGGTGCGGGCTTGCATTAAACGCTCCTGGTGCGCGTATTCATCCGCTTCGCGCTGACTATGGAAGCCTCTCGCCGCGTTCAGCTCTTGCTGGCGCTCTAGGTCTCGAATTTGATTATCAGCGTTGTGTTTGATTTCGCCGACTTCATCGTTAGCAGCAAGGCCGAGCATGCTGCGCCGTTTTGCATCAATACGTGCTTGTTGCTTTGCTTCTTCTACTGCAAGCTGGTTATTGTAGCTGGCCAGTGCTTCACGGTTTGCATAGCCTTTGATTTGCGCTATGCGGTCTTCTAGCTCTGCACGTAAATCGTTTTTACGCTTCTCCACTGCTTGGTTTTGTATACGTGTTTTTTCGGCTTCATGCTTGTCTGCTAGTGCTTGTTGGTCTGCGTGAAGCTTGGCGTCTAGCTGCTTCAAAATTGCATCGTATTTGGCTTTATTGCCCAGGTCATTTTCACGGGCTTGTATGACCATATCTTTACGTTTTTCATAGCTGGCTTTTAGCCTGGCTTCTTCATCCAGTAGCGAGAGTTGCAGCTGCTGAATGTTTTGGGGCAGGGCGTTTGTTGCTTGTTTTGAGTTTTCAGCGATTTGCTTCCAGTCCAGTGCTTTGAGGTTTTGCTGCAGGTTTGCTGCCTGTGCGGCGGTTTTCATTGACTCACTGCGCAGTTTTGCTTGCTCGTTGATGTAACGCTCAATACCTGCAATTTGATTTTGATAGGTGAACTTGGCGCGGTCACTGCCCGCATTATTCATTTGTTGGCGCAACTGCTTAATACGTTTATACGCGTTTTGAATGTTGTTTGTGTAGTTGATTGTTTGCTTTGACGCAGAGGCTATTTGCGCTTTAGCGCTGACGTTATTGACGGAATCGAACGCATCACCCAAATCATACAAATGTGTTTCAAGTCGTTTCGAGCTGGTACTAGCTTTGTCGCCTTGGGTCGCAAAGTAGGCGATGGCCAAACCTGCAGTAACAGCTAACCCAACTGGGCCACCTAGCATGCCCATTGCACCGCCAAGCACTCGGCTGGATAACGCTGCGCGTTTAGACACGACAGTATAAGTGGCAGTTGCTGCGTTTAGGTTGGTTTGTGCAAGTGTCGCCCGTTGATTAGCAAGGGCCAGTTGATGAATGGCTTTTGTTCTAAGGGCTGTATTGCTAGCCATCGCGAGTTGGCGCTGAGCTGCAGCTTGCTCTTGAATTGCCCGTCTGTGTTCTTCTGCGGCTAAACGTTGATTGGACGCAGCTAGCTGTAGGTCTGCTTGCAGTGCTTTGTGTTTTGCCATCGTCGTGGCGGTAAATGCCGCTGTCGCTTTAGCTGCACCGCCTGCAAGCTTACCACCGAGTACGATTGCCAAAGTTGTGGCTGAGGTTGTTAGTCCTTCAACCAGTTCTTGGTTTTCGCGCAGTTCTCGCATACCTGCAGTGACGGCATCGGCTACGCCTGTCACAGCAAAGTTAACTGGCTTTTCATACTCACGAATAAGGCGCTGATATTCATTACTCATCTCTGCGAACGACGCATTGATTTTACCCTCAGTGGCTTCAGCTGCGCCTGCATATTCGTTTAACGCTTTAATTAAATAGCGTTTAAACATTTGGCTGGTTATGCGGCCATCGTTGACCAGTTGCCTAAAACCACCTGCAGCAACACCCGCCGCTTTATCAAGCTTTTGCAAAAGCCCTGGTAAAGGCTCGGTGACCTGGTTAAGTTCCTCGGCTCGCAATACGCCTGCGGTCATACCTTGCGTCATACCAAACAGCGATTGCTCAAGCTGTATATTGCTTGCGCCCGTTTTGGCGGCGGCATTGGCCATGCCTTCTAAGATTGCTTTGCCTTGTGTTTGAGTCACAATACCTGCTTGTTGCAGGTTGAGGATTTTAGAGTAGGAGTCTGAAAGGGTCGTGTAATACGTATTGAGTCTATTAGCCGCTTCAAATAGATAGCTTTGTACTTGTTTGTATTCGCGGGTAGAATCGGTCAACCCTTGCAGCCGAGTATCTAATTGCTGCGCTGCGCCTGTATCGCGAATAAACATGGCCGCAGTACCAATGGATGCAACGCCTGCGAGGGTTATTCCCAATTGCTCATAGCCGCTTTGTAGAACCCCCAGCTGTTTACCCATTGCAGACTGTTGCTGCATCACTTTTGTCTGACTTGTACCTAGTCTCTGATTTGCGGCCACCTGATTTTGGATTGTCTGTGGTACGCGATTTAAGGTGTGGATATGTTGGTGAGCGCTTGAAGCGGCCATTTTACTCATGGCAGCTTGCTGTTGCAGTACTTTAGCTTGGCTTTCACCCAAACGTTGATTTGCTGCTATTTGATTTTTAATAGCATCAGATAAGCGGTTTAAGTCATTAATCGTTTTGTTAGTGCCAGACGTCACCGCTTTGCTCATGGCCGTTTGTTGCTGCATCACTTTCGCTTGGCTTGCACCTAAGCGCTGATTGGCCTTGACCTGATTTTGAATGGCACCCGGTAATCGGTTTAAGTCTTGAAGGTTTTGATTAGTGCCCGTTGAAACAGCTTTACTAACTGCTGTTTGACTCTTCGCGACTTTGGACTGACTTTCACTTAAGCGTTGATTCGCGCCGACCTGACTTTGAATTGCTCCCGGCAGGCGATTTAGGTCCTGAAGATTTTTAGCTGTCCCTGTTGTTACCGCTTTACCGTCGTATCGTATACGTAAGGCCAAATTCAGTTGGTTTTTCATCAGTCTGCCTCAAGAGCTTTATTATTGTTCGTTCTAGATATTGGAGCTTGTCAAAATCAGTGGGGGTCAGGGCAATACCTGCATAACGCCAAGCGATTTCAGCCCTGGCATAATCAAGGGCGAGTTCGACCCCATCTTTGCAGTACTGCCATTGTGTATTTGCTCTTGAAAGCGCTTTAACCGCATTCCAATTTTGTGGGAGTACGTATAAATCTGCTTTGCTTTTTACTGGCTCAACCGGCGCACCAAAATGGGCTAAATCGTCATCCAAGTGTTTGCTATTTGTTGCTAAGTCGCCCACAAACCACCTAGCAACATCGATTAGTTTTTTTCTTGGACTCGATATTGCGCGTTTATACACTCTGCAGATAACCGCCCAGTAATACCGCCAAATTCCAGCATTTCGTGAAGCACGTCTTTTGAAAAAGGGATACTTTTTCCCTCATCTACAAAGTCGTCCCAACCTACAAGTAATTGTTCAACGATGACTTTATCTGTGGTGCTGTGTGGGTCGGTCAGCTTTTCAATGTCGCTATCTGGCACCAACTTGATGTGTGCGTTGAATTTAAACTCCACACCGCCGTATTCAAAATGAAGTGGTGCGTGAATGGTGGCGTCTTTTAATTGCTCTAATTTTTTTAATTTCATAAGGATCACTCAAATACTAAGGTTAATTCGTCATAGCCACTGTCTGAAGGCACCAGCTTGCCGTCCAGTTCGTAGCCTGTGAGCTCGCTTTCTAAGCTGGCATACTTGGGCGTGGGCATTTGAAAGCGTCCTAACAAAGTCACTTTGTTACCTGCGCTTTGGCCATGGTTAAACTCAAAGTTTTGGATACTGCCAGCGAGCTCAAATGGGTTGAAAATGGATAATGAATCACTGGTGACAGTGATATTCGCCGTGGACTCATGACCTGTGATGAGGATTTCTTCGTGATTAATGGCGCGGTCAAACACAACGTTATTACCCACATCGATAGTCAACTTGTGTAATGTGCGTGATAGACCATTTAACTTAAATGCACTGCTATTGGTCACACCCAGTGTTGAAGGTTTTTTCCAACGAGACCAATCCGTGGCAGGCGGGCCGCTTGATTGTACCGGCGCACTGAATAGGCCTTTAAATTGCCAGTTAATCATTGGCTGACCTTTTTCAAGGTTAATGCTGAACGTGCCTAACATCTCAGAGATTTGATGTGTGTTTTGGCCAAAGCGCATTAAACACGTGGCTTTAGTAGCCGCGCCTTTGGTGAAGGTGACTGCATTGGCGCTAGATACTTGTACCATGCCACACGCTAATAAAAGAGGTGCAAGCGCCGGCGCAGAGCCCGCACTACCACTCATGGCCAGTGGCGTTTTAAAGTTCAGTGTCACATGCTCGCCATAGATAATTTCAAGGCTAGAACCTGAATGAGCGCGCTCAACTTCGTCTTTTTCGGTTTCAGCTTCGATGTTAAATTCAACTTCACTGGCGTATATTGCATGATTGCCTGTCAGCGTGGTCCCGAGTGAGTCTGCCATTATTAAACGGTCTTTAAATCGCCAAGTCATGATGATGCTCCTGGTTTAACGGTGTCACCATCCAGTACGAATGCACCAGCGGCATGACTGCGATTGCCGTTTTGCTTCAATGCTTGCTGTACTTGATTGGCTATTTGACTAGGACTGAGCTTTTTAGGTTGTTTGTCTTCTTTCATGTTGGTTCCTTGGTGTTGACTGTAATGTGCCCACTTACTGAAAACTGGCACTGATAAATGAGGTTTTTTGTCTGTTGGTTCAGCTCGACCATGCGGCCCCTGTGTAATTTGATGGGTTCATAAGGTGCGACAGTAAGGCCAGCAAGCGCCGCTTTTACGCGCTCGCGCAGCTGTTCAATTTGTGCGTCGGTTTGCCTGTTGGCGATATGACAGGGGACAACTATCATGACCGCAAACAGTTCAGTAACGGCGTACTCATCCTGGCCTGTTATGCTGTTTGTTGGCTGGTAGTCTTCATCCAACGGCAAAACGTACAACAAAGGGCTGTGCACGGGTTTGCTTCGCGCTTGATTAAAGTCAGGGGCAAAGCCTACTTTGGCAATTCGTGCTTTAGTCAACGCGCTTTCAATGTGGTTTAAATCGAAATTAAACATGCTTTAAACTCCGTTTAAACAAGCCAACTAGTGAGCGTTTCAACAATGGCACCGGCTTGATATTGCTCAATACCAATAATCGGGCGAGCAGGGAGTGTAACCGCATGGCCACGGCCCGTCTTGCCGCCAAAATGGTGAATGGCGGCATAATCCTCGCCCAAGCCATGCACCAATTCATCGCCTTCAACGTTATGGGTAACTGAGCCTGCAAGGTTACGTTGGTCAGTCAGAGTTAAACCTCTACGTTCTTTGGCTGCTTCTGATTGCTCCCACCGACTACCATCTGGCGCAAGTTCATTTAAAAAGCGGGTCGTGACATCCATATCTAGAAAGGCCCCGATATCATCCAGCACATCTTCAGGAACTTGGCTTTTATGGTTGAGCACTTGTAACTTCTCTAACGCATCGCCCGAGATATCAATGAATACGCCCGCCACGGTTTAGTACCTCGCCCAATCAAAATTGCTAGAAACAGGCTTGGTTTGAATAGGCCCAGAGGCAACTGGTGACGGAGTTTTGATTTGAATGGTTCCCGCCTCAATTTTACCAAGCTCTTGCATGGCGTTTTTACGTCTGACCATTAAGCCTTCGTCAGCGTCGTTGTTGCACAGTTCGTAGCGCATGAGATCTGCGGCAATGCCAAGAAGGGGAGAGGTATCAATCTCGGCTTGTGTCAGTTCAAGCTTGGCCACGTAACCCGCAATCGTGTTATTTACATTGGTCGAGGCAGTTTCAAACCAATTTAAAAGGGTGGTTTGAATGTCTGTTTCAGGCGTGGCTAATAGCGCGTTCTCTATGTCTTCTGCTGTGATTTCTTGCGAACCGTAAGCAAGTGAAAAGCGGCCATTCGCGTACTCAACCAACTGATTGACACCCAAGGTATTTACTGTGTGTTGTGTATTTACAAACATAGGTCTTTCCTTATTTATAAAGGGGCCGAAGCCCCATAGGGAGTTAATAATTAGGGTTTAAGTAGATTGGTTAAAATCATGCCGTAGTCTTTTGCGATAGAGAGCTCTTTGACTTTTTCGCCCACCATCACTTCAATAGCACCATCAAGGCCAGCTGCTACATCGCGCCTGCCAGAAATTCTGTCGCCAAACTGGGCAGTAAAGGCAAAAGTCATACGGCCATTACTGGCACTGGCTAAGGGGTCAGAGCGGGTAAAGCTAATGTGGTCATTGCCCCATGCCTCAACAAAGCTCGGGGTTTCGCCTTTTTTGGCTGTGTTTACCCAAGCCTCACCCACGTGCACTTTATCTATACCCAGCGTGTCCTGAATAAACCCGATTGGTACGAGGCCGCTATCACCTAACGAGCCGTTATACGCTTTAATCACATGCTTACATGAGCGGAGCTTAGTTAGGATTTTGCGGGGCAACGTCATGTGATTTGGCGTTACTAACATGTCATCGATGAGCTCTTGAAAGAACTGCAAGATATCGAGACTGTCATCATCCAAATACTTTAAATTGTTCTTACCTAGTTCTCGGTGGTAGCCATAGTTAGTAGGGTTTTTAAATAGCTCTGCCACACGGACTTCACGCGCCAAAAGCATTAAGTCTGAGATACCTTCTGTGGCATGGTGCAACGGGTTGTAATTATGTGGTGCTTCTTTAATGTCTGAATTTGGCACTACATCCGAAAGACCGTGGTCTTCGCAAGATGCACTACCTTCTTCTGTGGTAAATTCAACCTGATTAATGGCAGACTTACGGCCAACGCGCGTATTTGGAATGGTCATACGCTCTGCTTTATCGTACGTTCGATACTCAAATGTGCGCTTACCGACAGGCATACGAGGGCAGACTTCATCCGCAATCATACGTCTATTTCGATAGGCAATAGCAATGGCTGTTTGCTCTATATCAGGGGTAAAGGGCATTCCGTGACTCATCATCTCACTCCTATTTCACGATTAACTGTGGGGTAACAGTGGTTGTGCCAATGGTCCCGAGCTTGCCGCTTTCTTGGGCAACGCCCAAGGTCCATACTTCGGCATCTTCAGCTTTGGCGCTCATATCCAACTTAACGGCACGGCCTTCAGTGTCAGGAACCAGCGTATCTCCTGCGAGAATGTCACCGCCGTACTCAACACTGGCCAGTTGAGTCATAACGACATCAACACGCCCAGATATGTTCTTACCCCATTCAGTCACGCCTGCAATGGCAATATCGCTACCAGAGGCTTGAGTTACTTCAAAGTCAGCGCCGGTATACACCGCCACTCTGAACTTCCCAACTTCACCAGAAGCCGTGTAGTTTTGAATAAATCCAGGATTAGCCATTGTTAGCCTCCTTTTGTACGTGACCGAGTGCGTCACTCACGCTAACCGTAATGCCTTTTTGAGACTGAGCATGTTGATACTCCAAAGCCTTTGCAGCCAGCGCATCAGCCGAGTTATCAATTTCTGTCTCGTCGCTGTCGTCTCCACGGCTAAAGTCTTTGGTAAGTCCGGCTTGCTCAGGTAATGAGAGCAGCAAAGTTTTAAAGAACTCGGCTGGCTTGGCCGACGAGGTTTGATTGCCATCGCTAGCAGCAAATTCAAATGTATTGGCACTGTCTGTTTCAAGGTGTGCCATGAATTCGGCCAAACCGTCTGTTTTGGTGATACGCGGGGCATTGCCACCATTGACCTTGGTATCAATAAACGTTTGCGCATCAAACTTACGTTGATTGAATTCATGCTGGGCGTTTTTTGCGTTCGCCGCGTCCAGTTGCGCCTGCAATGCTTTCTCGGCTTCGGTGGGTTCGTTTTTAGTTTTGTCACTCACTTCTAGTTCCTCGGGGTTATTGGTAGGGGCGCTAAAGGCATGATTGCCATAGCGCTGTTTGTCTTGTTCGTGTTCAGCGATGATGGTTTTGCGGATAAGCCAGTCGGCTTCCCAGTTTGGGATGAGTCGGTTTGCGGTCTCTAGGTCATGCTGCTCAATAACCCACTCACGGAAATTACCCATAAAGTCGGTAAGTAAACGCGCAGTTTGCATGGCAACATCTTCTATACGCTCGCTTGCTTCACTGGCAGCAAACTCAAATACTGCGCCTTTTGTTTCATCGTTAAATTGCCAAGGCATGCCAGCAACAGCAGGGGCTTTGCCACCCAAGTAACCAACGTGACCTAAAAAGTAGTTACCTGGTTCGCCTTCTAAACGAACACTGCGGTTTGGGTAACGCTTTGCTTCGACTGCTTCTGCAAACTCAGCGGCCACGTCTTCGGCTTTAGCAAACAACTTACCGTCTTCGACTTTTAAGTCACTTACCCAACCCCATGCGGGGTCGTTAGTCTTAGGGTGGCCAATGACCAAAGGGCTAGTCTTGGGGATAAAGTTTGTGACCACAGAGTCTAAATCTGCGGCGGTAAACTCCTGTGTATTTCCGTTTGAATCGGTGTGGGTGCCAGCGGTAAAAATCTCATACCAGTCAAACTCAGTGTTTTCCATTGTGGGTGCTCATCGTTGAATCAATGAGCTCAGAGTAACGAGGGAGGAATAGAAAGTTAGGCGTAAAATGTTTTACATATAAGTTAATTAGAGCAATTTAATAGATTAAACAGGCAATCAATTTGGATCAACAAATTCCTATCTTCGTACATGTTTTCTAATAAAAAACCCAACAATTTAGTGCTGAACCTGACTTTTCCAGCCTGGTGAATAAAACCCCTTGATTGTCTGTTGACATATTTATTACATTTAATTTGCCGCCAAAGTCCGGCGCGATAATTTTTATTTAAGGAAAAAGTATGTATAAAAAAACGATGCACACAAGCAGGTTCATGGAGTTAATAGGCCTTTTAGGCGTGCTATTTTTAATCCCGTTTTTACAGTTTCAAATTAATGAAATTGCTAGCTATGAAGACAAGTATCACAGAGAGGAGATAAAGGCCGTTACTCGACAGGTATATAACGATGTACAAAAGCTGATTTGTGAGCAGCTAGGCGAACAAGCTGGTAATCATGATTGCACCAAAGGTGTCTATCAAGATGGAGTCGTTAAGGTCGCGATTGAAGCGCAAGAAGAATTTGCTGAATTTCGTGCTGAGTTTGTTAGAGATTATTGGATTACGGTGGGCATTTTTGGGTTTGTTATTTTGACTGCAGCATATATTGGATTCAGGCGAGAGTACCGTCTTCAAGCTAAAGAAAAATAAACCTAAAGCAGGAACTATGGTAACTTTCACCCGCAAAGTTACCACCTAAACCAGAAACAGACCTTAAAACCAAACTGGGATAGTGTTTAGAAGGTGTTTAACAGACTCTCAGATTGTTTAACCCACTTTTAAATAAGCTACCCTACATAAAATTCCACTTAAACGCTTAGAGCGGCTTACAAGCTTGAAAAGCACATAATTGGTAACTTATTAAGCTACATTTACCAAAAGCGTAAAATCCTACTCATTGCAGGTACACTTATCGCAGTGTTAATATGGTTTTAATTAAATGCCATTGTTAGTAACAAAGGAGTCGGCATGTCTAAGTTATTTGCGCTCATTCTATTTTTTATCTCTAGTTCAACATTTGCCATAGTACCACCATACGAACCAGGCGATTCTATTTCAGACCCTGTTGCGTTCTCAAAGCTCTCGCCCGAAGAACAAGCTAAAGTCGAAGTACTCAGAGTAGAGCGAGAACGGCACATGGCCACAGTGACATTTTGGCTCATTGTGATAGCAACCATAGGAACGCTTTGCCACTTACTTTTTGAAGGTTACAGAGCTGGGAAGTTTGATCGCTTTCTGCGTATCTCTTTTAAATATTCTTGGCTTCGATATCGAGACCCCGAGCAGTTCATAATGGAAATGACGATATTCGTATCGCTACAACTTGAAGACCCTCCATCACAGAGGATCTTCTCTAATGTCATAAGAAACTATTTCACTGCGCTTCACTCTGTAGTACATAAAGACAAAATTAAAGATGATGAGTTACATGACCAACTAGTTGCGCTTGGAAAAAAGCTTCATTACCAAAGCCAATTTTGGATTTCAGATAAAAATTCGAATGTAGATACTTCAGATAGCAGATTCACTTCAATACACCTTGAATTTATGAAGACCATAGAATTGATGTCAGAAAAAATTAGTTACTTTGAATCTGTCGAAAAGCAGTACGTTAAGTTTTTCTCTGAGGGAACAATCAAGCTTCGTATGTGACAATATTCTTGATATTGAATTTGTCTCTTTTCTTTTTTGTGTAAATACTTAATAAAGTGCTGCTTAATTACCACAGCGCTACAAACAGGACCACCTGAATTTATGATAAAAGGGAGCTAGAACATATGAAAGAGCAAGAAGGACAACCAATTGAAATATGCAATGAGTCATTTAACGAAGCATTAAACTCGGGTAAGTCTATTACTCAAACCAATAAAACTGAAAATATGATTATTTATGATCTTACAATCTCAGGGGTTAAAGTGAGTGTAGAACTTGCACCCAAACATTCATTGAGCCTTTCGCTCGCTGACAACAAATAAAAGCCGCAGGTGCGGCTTTGTCCTTTAATTAGTGTTTTTGCTAACTAACCCTCAAGAATACGTAATTCACTGTATGTTTCATCCAGCTCCACAACCTCGCACTCTTTGACTGTTTCTGCAACAAATCCGTTTATCATTTTTAAATTGGTCCAAGAATACCAAGCATCATCTGACTTTCTTCCAGAAGACCTTAAACTATCCTCAATAAAGAGGATTTTTTCTTCTCCCGTTTGCCTCGGCGAAATATCTAAGAGTGAACCATTTTCTTTTATAACAGCGTGAAATTCAGCCTCTATAAAAGACTTTTTTGGATCTTCCCAAATCTGCCAACCATAAACTACTTTAGCGCCAGTTTTCTTGCTCTCCAATTCACAGTTATTGAAACAGTAGCCTGCACGATAACTTTTGTCGCGTGCTGTTAACCTCAAAAACGTGGAGTTCTTGTGATCTAAGTTTAATTCTTGAATTAATGATTTTACTCGCCCATTGATTTTTTTAGGCGTTTTTGGTTTTAAATGCATATTTATATCTAGACTTCTTTAACTTATTTTACGAGAGCCAAAACAAAGCTATCGTTTGCTCTCGTACTTTTTCTACTTCAAAAAAGACTACTGTTGGCCAGTACACTGGTACTCTTTTGTAACCAACCAAGAGTTACAACCATTGGCCGACGGGGAATTACAGTTTTTTGTTATTCCGCCGAACGCCTCTGCGCTTGAATAACCCCATGCCTGACACCGTTTTGACGCGAGTCTTATTGCTTGCTCTTCATTTACTGTAGGCGACTCAAATAACCCATATTGATAAGAAAGCTTTACTGTACCGTCAGATTTACTTCCGCCTGTAGCAGACCAGTCTTTTTGAGTCGACATACAACCCGTTGCGAATAAAGCTACTAGTGATACCATCAATGCTTTTTTCATTTCTATTTTCTCCTCGTCCTGTGAGTGCAGAGTTATTAGGCTGGACGTTAAACCTAATAATCATCAAATCCTTTCAATAAGCTTTTTATTATCGCTACTTTCGCCAACGGGCCTGTTTCGCTCGATAATTGGAAACACCATGCGGATCGTAGAGCCTTTTTTTGAAGCTTTGATACTAAACTTAGTTTTGTACACTTTGGCAATTTGCTTCATGTTGTAAAACCCAGAGCCAAAATTTAGCTTGTCCAATAGAGTGATGCCTCGGCCATCATCTTCAACACATACTTCAATGGTTTTATGTTGCAATATTAAGCTAGCGTTTACGTTCTTGGCTCTCGAATGCTTTATTGCATTTCTTACAGAGTGATATAAAACCAAGTAAATATCGTGCTCTAGTTGGTTATCGAATCTCTCATCTCCAACTGTAGATTTAATTTTTACGTTCATAGCTAGCTGCATTGAAGCATGTATTTGCAATATATTAATACCAGCGGATAAAGGCTGCTTTCCTAAACTGGCAATGTCATGAGCTATTGGTTCTAACTTTTCTATGATGTAGGCCATTTTGACCAACCCTTCCGTTAGCATCGTATCATTCCCGCTGCTGCAAAGTGATTTAGCATCAACCATATTCACGTATGCTTCAGTTACATTAGATTGTTGGAAGTGTTTTTGATTTCTACGATACACACTGTGAAAACTCTGCACCCATTTATAGACTAAATAGAAAGCTGATATACTTAAAATGAACGTAAGTAATAAATATATAGCCAAAGCTGCATTCGATTTATAAAAAGGAGCTATAACCTCAAACATATACTCAGTTACATCACTTATTTCATTTCCCTGGATGTATCTAAACCTCAAAGTATGAGTTTTTTCTTTGAGCTCACTTAAAGTCAATATGGCTGAGTCTAGTTGAATCCAATCACTTCCGTTATGGCTATATTGATAAGTGCCTTTTTTCTCAGACACAAAGTCAAAAGATGAGATCGCAACCTTAAGCTTACCATCACCGAGAGAGAGAAATTCAGGCTCAGGAAGTAGGCCTAATTCAGATTCTATAAACACTATTTTGGGCTGTATAGGTTTATCATCAATTGACTTGGGTATTTCAATAAGACCTTTATCACTTACAGCTATGAGCTTATCACCAACAAGCTTTATACTGCTGGTGCTAAATGAGTCTTGTAAAGTACCTTGTATTGCAATTGTATAGTTATGCGCATTGCTTACTTTGTGAAGACCATTCGTCGTTTTTATAAAAAGCTCTTCCCTTGTTACATTCAATTCGACTATATAGCTAGGGGAGGGAACTGATTGCCATGTATTATCAATTTTCTTGAACAAGCCTTTTCCATAAGTTGACAAAAACAGCTCGTTATTAAGCTCCGCAACATCCGTAACCATTACAGATTGTTCAAAATCCAAAATAGAATTTCCTGAACGGTCTGCAACGATTAACCCACTAGCAGTACTTATATATGTTTTTCCAGAATGCCTATCAACATTTAAAACCTCCAAGGACGGAAGCGAATTATTGTATTGTGATGAATCAAGTTGAGTGAAGTGACTACTGAAAAGTTTTACCCCTTCGCTGTTAGTGGCCAAGTAAAGACTGTTCTCAATTACCGATGCATTAATGACATGACTATCAATTAGCCTTGTTACGGTTTTTGCTGCAACATTAACCTTGAAAGCTCCCAAGCTTGTAGAAACAATTAGGTGACCACTAAAAAGTTCGAATGAATTTATTGAATAGTTCATTTTTGGCATTTTTTCGATTAGCCAGCCAACTTTAATAAACTCGTTATTAACATATTTATATATCCCTTTACTCGTACCTATCCATATTTCACCATTTACATACTCAATAGCATTGTATTGAGAGTCTAAATGAAGGTCCGCAATTTTATTTTGGCCATCAACACGTACAAAGCTGTTTATACCTACTCCCCATAAGGTATTACTTTTATCTACGAATAAGTTACGGTAAGACATTGGTTGGCTCGCAATGTTTTTACGTTTTATTTTTAAGGTATTTATGTTCAACTCACTCACATTGCCAGCACTGGTATAATACAACTGATCAGGTGGTATGAAGGTAAGGTTCTCAGCTGAGCTGATGTCCTCATTTTTTATTGATGATTGTTGACCATTAGAGTAATAATACAATGTTGAATTAATGCTATACGCTACACCATGTGGTGTCGCTTCTAAGTTTCCTTTATGTACTCGACCATTTTCCAGCTTTCTTACACCTAATTCAGAGTACACATACAACCCATCTTCACTTAGAAAATATACATGCCCATAGCCAGAGTCTATATCAAACAACTTGATATCTTTATTAAATATAGTGTGCGCTAATCCGTTATTTACGTTAACTTTTACAATCTGCGTGTCCATCATAGCGAAGATGCTGTTGTTGTTTACAGCCAACTTATACGCACCAATGTCAGATACCTTTGTTGCTTGATAGCCATTTAAATTAACTTTCCAAAGCTCTCCATTTTGGTACAAAGCAATTAAATAGTTAAGCTCAGGCATAAACTGTACATCTATGACCATCCCATTAGGCAACTGCGTAAATCTACTCATGCTCGTAAAATGTTCACCATCGTAGCGGTAAACTCCATCATGAGAAGAAAAATACATCAGTTGCCTTTCATCTTGTGCAACTGTATTTAAATGTTTCATTTGCATAGACAAACAGTTTGCACTGAGCACTAGCGCAAATAGGAAAAATAGACCACGCATAATATTATATCCGTTAATGATCGGCCCTCATGTAAAGGGCCTCACGTCCTAGTTCTTTATTGATTATTTATTGTACTTGGTGAGGGTTATGTATTTTAGTCCCACATCCTGCCGCTAACACTGGCACAAATGTGTCTATGGAAGTTTCACTAACATCTTGACTGTCACCATTATATGAACCCAGTGTATCACGAGTTAACACTTTGTGAACTTTGTTGGTGTATTTATTTTGCCAAACGACAGGTTGCTCTCTTGGAGCAATTACAAATAAGTAGGTTGGTTTTCTTGGGTCGGACTCGTGTTTTTTATTATTCCAAGCGTCCATCACTTGTTTACCGAACTGTTCTCCATACAAATGTGTATAAGCGGCTGCAAGTATTTTTGCACCGGAATCGCTCATGATCATCATTGCAGTATCTTGGTAGTCACTACCACAATCAAATGAAACATCTACATTCATTAGTCTACCATCAGGTAAAAGTAGATCTGCATTCATATGTTGTACACGAGCTCGGTCAGGTAATGGTTCAATGGCTTGTGTGTTTGATGCCAAAGCCCCAGCTAGTAGTGCGAAAATTCCCGAAAGTAATTTCATTTTATCGTCCTTTAAGCCATGTATAGAGCTCCCTCCGCGGCTGTTTTTACCATGACCTCATTGAATTGATATTCAAATGTTTTTTCAAACAACATCGGTCTCAGTTTACCACGAATGAATAATTCCCTATCAGCGGGCAAGTTTTTTACAAACATTAAGTCATCAAGTATTTTTTCCACCAATGCATTTGCAGCAACAGCATCAGATACGTCAAAGGCTTGGGTTTTATCTTGTGACTCCACACCTTGGTTATTATCCCGTTCTACATTCACACCAAATACATGGTTGAGATCGATTTTCCGATCTGCGCAAGTTTTCACGATTCCTTCCCAAGGCAAAGATTGCCTATTTCTTGCGTTCCTGACAGCTGAAGGGGATAAACCTAAAATTTCAGATAGTGCACTATCGCTTGTTACATTGAGCAATTTATACAAACGTTCGTACACAGCCTCAATATCAAAATTAACGGTTTCAGATAACATAGCACACCTTTAATACATATGTATAGTAAAATATATTTGTATCATTTTACTGTAAATAACTTGACTCCGATTGATACAGGTGTATTGTTTATGTGTAGTTTAAATATACAAATGAACCAATGGAGTCATACAAATGAGTAACTCTCAAAAGTTAACATCTCGTGAGATTATAGAAAAGTTAAAACCGAAAGATATTTGCTTAACAGACATAGCTGAAGCCCTTGAACTTAGTCCTAGTCACGTTTCTAGAATAGCGTCAGGTGATGCAAAATCTCTTCGTGTCGCACAAGCAATTTGCAACGCTCTAGAAATGCCAATCCATGAAGTATTTGGCAAATCCTATGAACCTAAAAATAGAGGCCCGAGAAAAAGCCAAATTGTCAAAGCCATTAGGCAGGGCACACCAATACCTCCTCCTCTAACAATTACACAGCCCTCAGAGTAGAGACAGGTTTATTTAAGGAGATTTTTACATGTCTAATAATGAAAAGTTCGACAGCGTTTTTAGTTGCCATACACCACCCGATTGCGTGGTTTTACACCAGTTTATACACTGCGTTAACGCTTGTATGCGTCGCTGCGGCTACACTCGTACTGGGCTGGCGGAAAGAATGAATGAAGCATTAAAAGTGCATCAAATTGAAGTAGATGAAGGTAAATTGAATAAATGGTTCGCTCCAAGCCAGCCTACAGCTATGCCAATCCATTACCTACCAGCGTTACTGTGGGCTGTTAAAAGTACGGAACCTGCTGATGTTTTACTTGCTCCATTAATGTATACGGCTGTAAATGAGCGAGCCCTTAAGCTCAAAGAAGTTTCTGAGTACGAAGTTCAGATCAGGAAGTTACAGCAAGAAAAAGAGTCACTCCTCGACGATATCAAAATCGATACTTAATTTTGAGGTTTATACCTATGCCTATCAAAGACCAAGATCTGCCTAAAATTTGGAGCTCCTATGTCTAATCAGCATGTAAAGGAACTAGTAAACCAAGAGTCTCAAAATGAAATCAATCATCAGATTGCTCAGATAGATTCTCCACTTAACATTGTGATGCCAAGCACAATAGAAGAGGCGATGGACCGTGTTGTTTTTCTCGCAAATAGACAATTTACTGACAATGCCGAAATGGGGTTTCTCTTACTTAAAATCAAAGCTGAGACAGATCACGGGAAATTCAATTCTCTGCTACATGAGCGAGGTATTCATCGCCGTACAGCAAGTAGGACTATGGCAATAGCAAAAATGCTAAATGGGCTACCAAAATCCAAAGTGGACACAGTGTCCCTTTTGAATTTTAGTCAAAGACAGCTTACAGAGCTTGCAAAAGTTCCTATAGAGACTCTTAAAGAGCTAGATGATCAAGATTACGAAATCTTAGCTGAAACCTCTGGAAGTGCTATCAAGCAACAAGTTGCAGATCTGATGAAGGAACGTGACGGCTTTCAGGAAGCAGCAGCTAAGGCCATCAACGAACTTGAACATGAAAAGCTGCGTAAAGTGCCTTCTGTTCGGTTCGACATGCCTGTGTTTATAAGCGAAATGCGCAAGGACGCGATTTGTAATACGGAGCTTTTAGATGAAGCACTGGTAAATACGATCACGCAAGTGGGCCAGCTTTGCGATAACCGACAATTGGACTTTGATACCCGCGTGAGCGCAGCGCAAGTTTTGCACCACACCTGGGCCGCGATATATAGCCAAGTTGGCAATATTCTTGAGCGTTTAAGTGGCGAATTCTCGGGTCATATTGAAGGCATTGAACACCTACCAAAATTTACCAAAGCAGAGTGGCAATACGTAGATACTGAACGTAGTCGGCTACTTGAACAATTTCTTTTAGAAAAACAAAGCAAGGAGGTACGCTAATGCATCCTGCTGTTATTAAATTCAATAGTTTAAAGCTCGCAGACAGTGATATCACTTGGGCTAATGCGACTGATAAAGCACGTAAAACAGCGCAGAATAGGACCATTTTTGTTAAGCATTTGCTGTCTAGTGGCTTAAGCATTGATAAAGCAAGACAAGCTCTTGTGACTGCATTGGACCAGCACTTGGTTACGCCTGCATTACACCAGGCAATAAGTTATTTAGGCAAAGTGCCAACACGAGCCACGGCACATAACTGGGTAAAAGCCTATAAAGAAAAGGGCACTGAGGGGTTACTACCTAACAATAAAGGGAGGGTTGCAGCACCGCCGCCATGGGCTGCAAAAGCGCTCGAAATTTATCATAGTCCTAACTCTTTAAGCTTTGCGTTTGTAGCAAGGGACCTAAATAAAATGGGCTATAAAGTCGATGCGGCCCAAGTGAGGCGTTTTATAAACTCTATGCCCCACGAGCTAGGCCCACAAAGCCCGTATCGGGTCGGCACTAAAATCTATGCTGATAAACACAAAGATTTTAAGTTGCGAACGACAAAGAATATACCCGCCGGATTCATATATAACGGTGATGGCCACACAATAGATGTGCACCTTGAGCACACCGAAAGTGGCGAGTCATTTAGGTATGAGTTAACGGCATTTCAAGATGTTCGCAGCCGAAAAATAGTCGCTTGGGATTTGAGTATTGCTGAGAACTCGTTAGCAACACTACGAGCACTGACTGACTCAATAAAAGACTTAAATCATAAGCCTTATTTGATTTATGTTGATAACGGCTCTGGCTACAAAAACCACATGATGTGCGATGAAAACTGTGGTGTGTATACCCAGTTAGATATTGAGCCTATTTTTGCAATCCCTGGGAACGCGCGTGCTAAATGGATTGAGCGTTTTTTTCGAAACATGGAAGAAAACGTGGGTAAACGCTTCGAGACATATTGTGGCCGTGGCCATGATAACCGCCACTTGCTTAAAGTGCTCAAAGAAGTGAAACAAGGCAAGCGCAGTTTACCCACACTAGAAGATTGGATTGCCGAGTTTGAAGCCTGGCTTGAGGAGTATCACAACAGTGAGCACCCAGAAGAAAAGGGCAAAACGCGCAATCAAGTCTGGGAAGAAAGCTTTGAGCAAAGTATCCCTGAAACCATCAATTTTGAGTATTTACCTAAGACCATTGTAAACGTACGCAAAGGTCAAATTAGGTTCGATAACCGCATCTATTCAGCTGACTTTTTATATCAGTTTAATGGCAAACAGCTAGTTGCTGGCTACAGCATGAAGTCATCTGAGCGCATACACCTGTACGAAGTGACGGGCGAGTTTTTAATGTATGCCTTTCTTAAAAGCAAGGTTAAGGCTGTGCCTGATTCTCGTATCGACCAACGTAGGCTTGAACGTAAAGAGAATCGCAAAAAGCGCTTGACTAAAGAAATCCAAAAAATTGAGCGTGAAGACTCTCTCACACGCATTGTGGATGTTGAAGAAGTCGAGCTCATTGAAGCTGAGACAAAAACACTGCCACTCAAGGAGCCTGAGCGCCTTGATATGGATATTGCAGACTTTGTGATTGAGCCAATACCAACACCGAAGCAACCCAACTCTATCGACTTATTTGGAGAAGACCAATGAACTTTACTGAGCACTATAGCGAACTGCAGCAAAAACAAACCAACCTCGTAAACGCAGAAATTGAGTTTTATAACTTAGGCCCAGAGGACTATACATGCGGCTTTAACTTAGAAGATGTAAAAACTGTATTGGCAGGCAAGTCACCAATTAATCCTAAGAAGATTATCAATGCAGTATGGGAACTGTGCTTTGGTGACTGCGACCCAAAGGCGTTTTCAGAAGAAAGTGGCTTTAGTCCCGTTTATAAAGAAGATGATAAGTTGATGGTTGCGCGTATTAAGAAGCGTATGCGAGCCTCTGATATTAGCGGGCAAGGCATAACCAGCGCAGACTTAGCGCGCAAAATGGGCCGCACAGCAGGCTTTATTAGCCAACTATTAAACGGAAAATACACAGCAAACCCCACACAGCATCTACATGACATTTTTGCACAAGTATCACCGATAGATACCAGCGAAGTTGAGGTAACAAATATCGCTGAAGAAGAGCGTATACGTCTTCGCTACGGTGAATACCCATTCGTCGAAACCAGTATTTCTAAAACCATTAATGTGTCTTGCCAACAAGCAAGAGAGCGCCGCCGTATTTCTGTTTTTGCAGGTCAAGCTGGCCTTGGAAAGAGTATGGCCGCAAAGCAGTATGCTGAACAACACAGTGACGACACGATACTGATTGAAGGCTCTGAGCTCACAACTGTGACTGAAATATTAGAAACGCTTTGTATTGCATTGAGTCTTACGCCCAAAACATCTGGCTCACGTAACGTTAAAGCAATTTGTAAGGCGCTGCGTGGCTCTGACAAGTTAATCATCTTAGACGAAGCAGATAAGTGTAAACCGAATTCTTTGGACCCGCTAAGAACCATATCTGACCAAGCCTATGTTGGCGTGATGCTGATTGGCAACCTTGAGTTAGACGAACGTATTCAAACCAACCCTAGATACAACCTTATTCGAAGTCGTGTGAGCTTTTTCTATAAACCTCTAGGCGAAGTGCCAGTGAACGATTTAAAAAGCATTTTTTATGGCTTAACGAGGAACACCGTGCCTGTTGAAGACGACAGCGACACATTTTGGAATTGGTTGCACAAGCGTGTCGAAGGTAATGCTAGAACACTCGGAGACAATCTGCTCCCCCATGTGCTTACGCAATTTTATAAGTACCCAGAGCGCAAGTTTAATCAAACCATGGTGAATCAAATCCTCACCACGTATTTGAATAAACCGTATTAATCGAAGCTAAACGGACATGGAACCAGGTAATCGAAAGGCCAAATCCCTTCTTTAGTGAGGTGGCAATTTTGCTGTATTTCGCTCCAACTAAAGATTTGATCGGGTTTTGTATCTTCCAGTTCTAACAAAGTTGAATTGACCAAAGGAGTTAGTAATGAAACAGCCTCAGACAAAACATGCATGCAAGCTAAGCGAATTTTTAACTGATGAACAGATTGCGGTGATCTGCAGGAGGCAGAATTCGCCTTGTATAAAAATTCCTTTACGTGTTCGGCATGCTCGTCGCGCCAGGTTTCAAAGTCGAAATAATCAACGCCATCAAGCTCAAGTCGAAGTTGATCAACCTCATCTTGAGAAAACGCATTCTCCATCTGAGACAGGAGATCAGTCGCATAAGAAAGATACTTTCGATGATTAGGGTATCGAATCATTTTATTAAATCCCTTTTTTGTAAAGCGAGCCTAGCGGCAACTAGGCTCATCATTAAATAAGGAAAACACCATGATAAGAGTGAAAATTTATCAGCCCATATTCGGCGGTCATTTTGTCCTAAATGACACGCTGACCGATCAACATATGCTCAATGTGCTCGCCATGAACGACCCAAAAGGACGTATTCTGGATAGCGTAGAAGGCAACGTTGCCGTGGCTTTTTGCATCTTCCTTGGGGAAAGGTTATACGAGTGCAAGCAATTAGTGAAGGTAAAACAACAGGTAAGTTTTACCACGCTTTTTACCCGTCTATATTCAAACGTCGCAAAAATCTGTATCGACGATACAAAGCCCTGGGACTTCGAGTTAGAAGAATTTGCTGTATTCCCGAATCACCAAGTTTCTCAAGTGGAGCGTGCAGCATGAACCCGATGATTAAAGCAATAAAAGCAGCACAACGCGCAGCCGGTATAGATCAGGTATGCCATGTAAAAAACGTTAAACAGATCAGCGGTGGTCTCACAAATAGTTGTACTGGCCTTACTAAGAACCAACAAAAGGCATTATTACGGCGTTATCAGTATATGGCGCCAAAGTATGAAATGCCAAAGCAATTGAAATTGATTTACTCGTTGTGGGGGCAATTGGCCAGTGCAGGGAAAGTCGAAAAAGACTCAAAACAGGCATGTGATGCTTTTTGTGAGAAGTATTGCAATGGACTGCGCTTGTATAAAGCTGAGAGCCATTGGTCCGCCATTATAGAAATCCTGAAGCAATGGTTACATCGTGGAGGGCCAGATCATGCCTAGAGGTGAATCTATCGTGATCAACCCCGACAGACCGCTCTATGAAGAGGCCGAGTACGACAACCTGCCATTGGAAATTAGGCGTGTTGGCAAGCTAAGAACCAAGTGGGATGAAGTTCGTGAAATGAAAGCGGCTTCGAATGAGCATAGTTTGGAATCGTTGCTAGAGGAACTTGAAAATGGCTGAGCATGATATTGACCTGAGCTTGTTACCGCATGGTGTGCGTAAGTTCGTCGAAGTTCTTGGGGTTGAGAGGGCTGTTTCTTTATTAAAGCAGCATCAGCTAAGGATGATGTATATCCCGCTAAACCCAAAACCAGAACACGAATTTTGCCAGGTCTTTGGTACTGAGCTAGCTATGCACTTAAGTGAAAATCATGGTGCAAAAAGTTATCAGATCCCAAAGGTAGATAAAGTGCTCTTGCAGTTTAGAAACCAGGAGATCATTAAAGCGCATGAATTAGGCGTACAAGTTCAAGAGTTGGCTGAGCAGTATGGCTTAACCAGGCAATGTATTTGGTTAATCCTTAGTGGCACAGCATTAAGCACTGGTGACCCAATTGCTTTAGAGGCTCAACTGGATCTGTTAGGCGATAAGCACAGGCAAATAGATTTACCGCTTTAGGAGTAACAATGCACAAAAATAATTTTGTGTTACTCACCGCGCAGCAGCTATCTGGTAAATGCTTACCTTCCAAGGTGCAATGTCAGATAGCGCTGCAGATAACCGAAAATTACATAGCTGGTAGAAAGGACTTAAAGCTACCGCTAAATAACCTCGAAGCTGATTTAGCTGAGGCGAAAAACGAAATAGGAAATTGATATGTTAATACAAATGAAAGAAGAAAACGGAAAACTCGAAATCAACGATACATTGGTGCATGGCAAGGAGATTGAGATCAGAGGCAGTGAACTTATTGTTGACGGTAAACAGCTTAAAATAGATACCGACCAAAAAATCTCTATCCATGTATATGGTAACGTGGAAAATTTGGGTGTGTTACACGGCTGTGTAGAAGTTCACAATGCCACCACGGTAATATGCCGCTCTGGTGATGTGATATGTGGTGATGTCGTAGGCTCCGTAACTAATACCTTTGGCAACATAGAATGTGGTGAAGTTGAAGGAAGCGTGTCGACCATTGTAGGTGATGTAAATCACGGCAAAATTGTTCCAGGCTTATTTTGAGGTGATGTATGGGTATTTGTAAGAAAACACTTTTCAATTCAGCCATCGAAAAATGGGGTGTTAAAACCCAAGCAAGTATGGCAATGGGTGAATGTGGTGAGCTAACCGCTGAATTAAATAAATTGTTCATTCAAGAACGAATGGGACACCGCGACAATGTGATTGAAGAAATTGCCGATGTTGCGATTATGAGTGAACAAATTATACATATGCTTGGGGCTGAAGATGAGCTCGAAAAAGTGAAGCTCAAAAAACTAGAAAGACTCAGTGGCATTATCAACGACACCATTTATCACCCACATAAAGAGGTGCATCATGACGAAATTTAGTAAGCTAAACCTTGGTGAATGGACAACGGAACTACCAAACAAAGACGGTATGTATTGGCATTGGTGGGGAGATGACAGCGCGCCTTTTGCATTTCATATTGGGAAGGCAAGCAATGGACGTTGTTTTATCCAAATGGGACAGGCTGGGTATACAGAGCCTAAGTATTGTGACGAATACGGTGGTTTATGGGCCCCGTGTTTACCACCAAACACCTTTATAATTGAAAATATGATTTGTGAACTAACTGAGTTTGCAAAACAACTGAATGTTTAAACTCACTTTAAACATCATTTAAACGGTCATTATTGCAGTAGACCGTTTTTTGCTTTAGCCTAATATATCCACATCGCTTCAAATCACCGCAAAACATTTTACACCTAATTTCCCGAACTTAATTTGCCAGACTAACCATGTAACTCACGACATGGAAATGGCATGGAAAAACTAAAAAAACAATTAATCAGCCATGAAGGGTATGAACGAACCGTTTATATGTGCCCAGGCGGCTACAAATCGATAGGTGTTGGCAGGAACCTTGAGCAACGAGGCCTAACCGACGACGAAATCAATTATCTCCTTAACAACGATATCGCTTATTTTACTGCCCAAGTTGAAAAGCATATAGACACATCAAAATGTAACCCCGCACGCAAAGCTGTACTCATCAATATGGCGTTTAACCTTGGCATTCATGGGCTACTCAACTTCAAAGAAACCATTGCCGCCGTAGAGCGCGGTGATTGGGACAAAGCGGTAATTGAAATGTTCGATAGCCGCTGGGCTGTTCAAGTTGGAGAGCGTGCAGACCAATTGGCTGAACAGATGAAAACAGGGGAATGGTATGACGCCTGATAAGGAAAACGAACTATTCCAATCTATTGGTCAAATTCAAGCAACCCAAACATCTATTTTGAACGAGGTCAAACAGATCAAAACAGACCTCAATGCACGCGTAGATAAGCTAGAAACCCGTGTAGATAAAGTGGAAGGACAGCTCACTAATACTCGCCTAAAAATAGCGGGGGCAAGTGGCCTTACAGGTATTGCTGCGGCTATTACATCTGAGCTGATGAAGCTAGGAGGCGGTTAATGGCTCATGGTGATGAAGTGATGACTGCGGTCCGTGATAGCTATGTGAACGGCCTTTTAAATATAACCCTTTCAGCACGTAAGCACGATGTGCCCGAAAGCACAGCACGGCGCTGGAAGCTTGATGCTAAAGCGGCTGGTGATTGCTGGGATTTAGCCCGAGCAGCTGCTAGAAAAGCGACTGGCCCAGCTGGCGAATTTACCGAAATGTTCATTCAGGAGTTCTCGCTTGAAGTAAGTTCAGCACTTGAAGCCCTGAAAGAAAAGGGCGATGACATGCCTTTGGCCGAACGAGCAAAGGTGCTAAAGCAGCTAAAGGATATGTACACATCTGTCATAGATTTAGCTGGCGGTGATAAGAAGATCGGTAAACTTGCTGTAGCTGCAACGGTTATCAAAGAGTTTGGCCAGTACATCACGCACCATCACAGTGAACACACCGAAACCTTTGTAAAAATCATTGATGGTTTTGGGCCATACATAGCTAGAAAGTTGGAAGAGTAATGGCCAAAGACATCAATTCAAAAGACTTTTTAAAGGAAGTCGAAGAGCTTACCTCGTCACTCAGAAGAGACATTGAAGCAAAGCACCGTGATATAGATCCCAGTCCAAAAGCCATAAAAGAACGGCGTAAGCGTGTATTGAGAGGCGACTTTGAATTCTTTGTTTATACGTACTTTCCTCACCATATGTGGTTGGATGAAGGGCAAAAACCGAGTGAGTTTCAGCAATATTTTATGGATTGGTTTCCGGAAGCCATTGCGTTAGAGAACGGTTGGAAAAACTGGTTTGTAGCACCCAGAGGCGAAGGAAAATCAACGCTAGGCGTTAAGCTAGCACCTGTTTATGTATCTGTTTTGGCCTTATTACAGGACGAAGAAGTGTGTAATGATCTTGGCCTTGTAAAGCCAGAGCTGTTTATAGATTACGTTATTTTATTTGGTGCTGAAGCCAAAATGCCAGCCAAAACGCTTGAGGTGGTTAAAACTGAGCTACTAAACAATAGTAACTTAATGCTCGACTTCCCTGAGGTTTGCCAAACATCTCCTGTATGGAAGATTGGCGAGTTTGTTACAGCGCAAGGCGTTCGCTTTGAAAGCCGTGGTGCTGACCAATCAGTTCGGGGCGCTTTCCATGGGGCAAGCCGCCCTAAGTTATTGTTAGCCGATGACATCATCACCGATAAGGAAGCACGCTCTGCAACTGAGCGAGATAGCCGCTGGGCATTTCTTGAAGCAGCAGTACAGTATCTTGGCCCACCAGATGGTTCGGTCAAATTCTTAGGTGTTAACACCGTACTCAACAGTGACGACCCTATCTCTCGTGCGGAGCATGCACCTGGTCATTTAGTTCATAGATTTAAAGCCATTTCTCAGTTCCCTGAAAGAATGGATTTATGGGAGCAATGCCGTGAGCTCATGCTTTACAAAGACAAAGAGTTTGAGAAAAAGGCAGCAGCCAAAGGTCGAGCTGTTTCAAAAGAAGAAAAGCCCAGCTTTAAGTTTTGGGTTAAGAATAAAAGGCAAATGTCTAAGGCCGCTAAAACCAGCTGGCCTAGCGTACGGTCTTTGTATGACCTAATGGTGATGTGGGCATCAAATAAACGAGAGTTTAACCGTGAGATGCAAGGTATTGCCAAATCAGATGAAGAACAAATTTTCTATCAATTTGAGTTCTGGGTAGACCGCCTTCATCTCTGGAAGCCATATGGCGCATGCGACCCATCAATGGGGAAAACCGCAAGTGCAGATCCAAGTGCTCTAATGGTAGGTTTTTGGGCTCCTGAGCTTGCAAAACTTCATGTCGAACACGAAAGCCGCAAAGTACGCGGCCCAAGCAAATTACTAAACGATTTAATACGGCTACAACGCGAATACAACTGTTTGGTATGGGGGTTTGAAAATAATAATGCGTTTGAATACATGCGCCAAAGCTACATAAAAGAAGGTCTTGAGCAAGGTATAGCTTTACCACTTAGAGGCATAACTGCAACCGTATCACAGGAAGAGCGGATCGAAAGCTTAGAACCTTATATAACTAATTCACCAGCCCAAATTGCATTCCATAGTCGGTGTAGGCAAACCATAGATGAGCTCGAAAACTGGCCTGATAAACAGAGTACCCACCATTACGATTTAAGCTGTGCACTCACACTTTTGTGGATGGTTACAAGCACAGGAGCAGGCGGCATTCCAAAAGTAAGAAGCCGTAAAGTAACCAAATCAATAGGGGGCTACCATGTCTAAACCCCATTTAAGTTATAAGGGCTATCGAGCACTACAAAAAGCCTTTTCAATGAGCAAAACAGACCCAGCACTATGGGCCATGATGCGTGAATTACCAAACCCTGACCCGATCTTACGCAAAGCAGGTAAAAGCTCACTGATATATGACGAGATAGCCCGTGATGCCCATGTAATCGGTGAATTACGTAGTTTGCGCTCTGGTATGTTCGCATTCAATGCTGAACTGGTGCCTGGTGGTGATGATTCAGCAAGCATGAAAAGCTATGAGATTGCAAAGACCCTCATGGCATCAAGCCCTGCCAAAAATACTCAATGGATGGACATCGACTGGCACAACTATAGCGCGATTTTACACGGGTTTGCAGTAACCCATTTAGGCAAATTCGAAAAACAAGATAACGCCTGGATACCTTCCTCCATCGAACAGTGGCAAGCAGGGCGTTTTGCGTTTAACTCTGACCATGAGTTGCTCGTTAAAACCCGCGAAACTCCCGAAGGTGAGCATATCAATGAAGACCGTTGGACATGTGTTCGCCACATGCCAGAGGCTAAAAACCCTTACGGAATTGCCCTACTCAGTAGCTGTTTTTGGCCTTGGATGTTCAAGCATGGTGGCTTTAAGTTTTTCGTTCAGTTGTGCGAGCGCTTTGGTGTACCTTTTCCTGTCGGAAAGTATCCAATTGGTACGCAGGACAAGGAAATTGGAGAATTACTTGAAGGCCTAGCTAAGTTGATCACTGAAGGTATTGCCGTCATTCCAGATGACTCAAGTTTAGAAATCATTGAAAGCAAAATGTCTGGTGAGCCTGTCCAGTTGCAGCTTATTAATTTGTGTAACTCAGAAATGAGTAAAGCGCTGACTTCCCAAACACTCGCCACAGAGCAAAAAGCCGGTGCACGTGCAGCAAGTGAGACACACGCTAAACGCGCGGGTGAAAACCAACGTGCCGATAGGGCGCTCGTATCTGGTTATCGAAACCAGCTATTAGAAACCATCCATAGAGTGAATTTTGATGGTGGCGAACCACCCAAATACGTCTGGCGAGACAAGAAAGAGATCAACCTCGAAACAGTAAACGTGATAAGGGAGTCAGCCCGTATGGTGCCTGTTTCAGAGGACTATGTATACAAGACTTTGGGCATTCCAAAGCCACAAAAAGGCGAAGCGCTGTTAGAAATAAAAGACGACGGCCAAGGCATTGCTAGCGCACCAAAACAAGACTTTTCGAGTGATAAGCAGGGCGCTGACGTCTCTGTTTTTGACGAGTTTGACCAAGCAACTGACGCCGAAATAAAGCAGATTTTTGAGTTTGCCAAACAAGCAAACAACCTCGACGAACTAAAACAAAACGTCCTCAATGAGTTCCCAAATATCTCTAATTCAGCCCTAGCAGAAGTAGCCACAAAGGCCCTTGAATTGGAGGTTTTAGAGGGAATGAACGAGGCAAATCAACAGGAGATTTAATATGCCAACAAACAATATTGTAGTGATTACTAAAAAAGAAGATGGTGAAACTAAAAGGAAAGCAGCACCCGCCTTAGCTGAACTTGCGCAACGTGGGTGGGAGCTTAAAACAACCATTGATAATGCACAAAAAGAAGTGAAAGAGATAAATACTGAGATACTAAAGAAACTGAAACCTGGTCAAGCGGTAGTCATTGAAGAAGTAGGGCGTTGCACCGTTGTTGAAAGTACATCCTATAAGATATCTGATGCTGATGAACTTAAATCCATTCTTGGCCCTCGCTTTAAAGATTTAACCAAACAGACTGTAAATTATTCCGCAACACCAAAGCTAAAAACAATGTGCATCGACGCTGACGAACCTAAACAAATGCAAATCAACGCCTGTTTCACAGTTTCAAGCTCAACAGCTGCAAAGTGGACTGGTGAAAAAACCAAAGCTAAAGAAAAAGCTGCTTAAAAAAGCTAACAAATGTCCGATACAACACCTCAATATGGCCAACTCGTGAAATTCGATGAGGCCATTTCAAATCTAAAATCAAAAGTACAAATACCAAGTGAGTCATATAAAGATTTACTTGGGCACATACATGCAAGAGCGTTTACTGTTGCCGGTGCAACAAAAACAGAATTGTTAAATGACTTATACAAAGATGTACTTACTGCAATTGAAAATGGTGAGACAATCACTGACTTTAGAGCGCGCTTTGATAAAACCATTGCCAAACATGGTTGGTCATACAATGGAAAACGCGGTTGGCGAACTCAAGTAATTTATCAAAACAATAAAAACACCGCGCGTGCAGCTGGCCGATGGCAACAACAAGAACGGATCAAACATCGTAGACCATATCTTTTATATTTAACTGCAGGTGACTCGCGAGTAAGACCGCAGCATAACGCGTGGAATTACATTCTTTTACCAATTGAACATAATTTCTGGCACACGCATTATCCGCCTAACGGTTGGAACTGTAGATGTAAAGTCGTGAGCTTAAGTGATGCTGACATAAAGCGCATGGGTTTAACTGTAACACCTGATTCCGCTTTGACCTCATATCAAAAACCATTTACCGAAGTTGATCCAAAAACAGGTGAAGAATTAGAGCGATTGCCTGGTATCGACCTCGGTTGGGATTACAATCCTGGTCTTGCATGGTTAGGCGCAGACAAGTCAACAGGCCAAATGCTAGCGAAACTCGATCACCAAATTCGAGAAGTGGCTACGCCAATTTTTAATGCCGCAATTAACGAAGGCCAAAACCATTTTAAATCTCAAGTTGCAAAGGTCGCAGCCAAACAAGCCTTAGGAAAACCTGACTCTGGAACAAAATTAATAATAGGGTACTTGCATCCAAAATTATTCAAATCAGTTTTAGATGTTGCGCCTGAAACAAAAAGCACGCTGGTAGTTATTGATGAAGCAATGCTAAAGACAGCGATTCAAGTTATCGGGTTTGAGCAAACGACCGAGTTAATGAAGTTAGTCCAAGCTCAAACAAATTCTACATTTAACCAGAGTGTTTTGCAGTTCATAGCGAATGGAATTCAGGTCACAATTCAAGTCGACCCAGATATGAACCGGATTGTTGAAGTTAAGCTTCTTGATGTTTAA